TTACCCTGCTTTCTTATGGGGCATACATGGGACACTTTCAGATAGTCTTTTGTTAAGGAGTTCTATCTGTTCGTGATTGTTGTCTTTCATCCATGCTCCGTAAACATTGAATACCATTTGTGCGTTTGTGTGGCCCATCTGGCTTGCGATAAAACTAGGATTAGCTCCTGCGGCAAGTGACCAGCATGCATAAGTATGCCTGGATTGGTACGATTTTCTGTGTCTCAGACCTGCGCGTTTTAAGATACTTGTCCATGACTCCCTGATGGAGTCAACCTTGTAGTGAGGTCCGGACAACTGCTGCTGTTTTGTTACCTGAGGACTAAAAACAAAAGTGCATTTATGCACAGCAGTTCTCCCATATTCCCTCTGCTTCACCTCTACAGAATGTTGCTTTCCAAGCATGGTCATTTCCGCCTGGCTTTTAAGAGCATCAATAGCTGGTTGAACCAGATGAATTGTCCTTCCGGTGCCTGCATCGGTTTTTGGTGGAGTGAATTCGCCAAGTTTTGTATAATTTCTACGGATGGTTATAGTCCTTGCTTTAAGGTCTATATCTTCCCATGCCAGCGATACCAACTCCCCGTGACGAATACCCGTGTATACAGCGAGAATCCACAGGTTTTTTGTTTGTTGATGACGGCAAGCCTCAATAAAACGAATAAATTCGTCACGGGTGAGAGGATCTGGTTTTACCTTGGACTTTTTTAAGGGAGCCAGACCGTTAAATGGGTTTCCTGAGGTATAACCATTATCTGTTGCAAATTGAAACATTCCAGCTATGGTTGTCATATAGTAGTTTACCGTGACCACTGAGCGCCCTTTTATGGAAGAAGTCTTTCCATTAGAAAGCTTTTGGTAACCGGTCAACAAATCTCTCCTTACGAAAAGTAAATCCTCTTTTGTTATGGATGAAACCAGTTTTTTTTCACCTAACATTGGTAACATGTTTTTAATTACTGACTGGTAACGGTTAAGTGCATTCGCACAAATCTCAATTTTCTTAAGGTCCAACCATTTTTCCGAAAGTGCCTTAACGGTTATCTCTCTTTTTCCCAGACCAAAGTGTTTCAGGTTAGGGGAATTAGGGAACTGCGCGGCGTAGTCGAAACTCCCCATTCTGATTGCAAAACAAACGGAAGTGCGAAGTTCACCAGCGATCTTCCGGTTTTTGGCTGTGTCAGGAACACCGAGGTTTTCTCTGACACGTTTGCCATTATAGTGAAACCATATACGGAGTGATCCGCCATGGTTTTCAACGCCTGTCGGGTATGATGCGTTACTCATTAAACCTCCCAGACGTCCAGGAGCATTAACAGGTTAACCGGAACTTGCATTTTTGGCACCTGGTTGTTTCTGGTTTTCGATCCATCGCATAATTTCTTCGATGTTGTACAGGCATTCACTGTAATGCCCAGGATCACCTTCTACAGCGTAATGGCGGTATTCTTTTCCCTGCATCCATGACTTTCTTCTGGCCCGCTCGATGGTGCCGGGCTTTAGCCCTGTTGATGCAATAAGGACTCTCTCCGTACACCATTTGCTGGGGGTTATCTGATAGATGATTGTCTGCATGCCAACCTCATAAAACTTTCATCCACGGCAGTGGCACCACACGTCAAACATTCGTTTCACAACTTCACGGCAGTAGAAGCCGTCGACATCACGGGTCAGGTCGTAGCGATTGCCGAATGTCTTGCGAACCCAGAACTCAAAAGCCGTATGCATGTATCACCTCCGTTGCATTGCGCGTAATTTTTTCAGGCGCATTTCCTGCTCAGTGCCCGCCAGAATTTTGCGGTACTCCTGTTGGTCAATATGTTCGAACAGGTTGTTGAACTCACCAATGCGTACCCGTCCGGAGCGCCCGTCCATGCGTCGAAAGAACACTGAGTGCTGAGTACTGCGAGTAATCACCACAGGGTATCCGGCTCTGTCCGTGTATATCTGACCACGTTGAATCAGAGCGAACATTCCTTTATCCCCAGCGGAAAAGCGAATACAGAATAAATGCCACCGCTATTGCAACTCCAACTGCGGTGAATGCTTCAGGCCAATTCATCATTTCACCTCCTGCGGCGGCTCCGGTAGCGGCATCCAGTGGGTTACTTTCGATGCCGGTTCTTCCCCATTGTCAGTAACTGCCCACCATTTGTTTCTCGAACAATCGTAATACCCTTCGAAGGTATCGCACTCAGTCCAGCCGTAAGACTTCCCCCAACACCAAACATACTGTTTATCGTTCGGCATTCGCTCACTACAGCTTATCCAACTATCCGGAGTTCCCGGAGAGTTGCCATTTACATCGAAGTTTGGCTCTGCGTCCTGAACTAGGAGGATGTAACCATTTTTGGCTGTATCAAGTTCTAACGCCTCGGTGACGGTACCGAAATAGCGATTACCTAAATCAACATCACAAGTGCTTACATCAATGGAAACTTCCATGCCTTCGATTAATTCTGGCAAGTTGTAAGTTTGGCTTACAGGCTCTGCTTCCAGCGATACCAGTGCAATTCGTGCCAGTTCTTCCGCTTCTTCTGCTGGCAGTACAACGTTGCTGCCAGGTCCGTATGTTTCGCGCCACTGCTGGATTGTCAGCAGTCGCCCTTTGGTAATAGTGATCATGCCGCGTTTCCTTCTTTCTTATTAACAATCACACCGTCATATATTTCATTAAGGTGCCCTCTCAACTCCATGCGCCTTAATGCAGATAACATGTAATCGCATTCAACCTGCTTATTCCCAGTAAATGGCTTATCGTCAGGATTACCCCAACAGCAATTACCCCTGGGCCATCCATGTACTTTCCGTACTCTTCCGTTAACAACGTGAAGTAATCCCCAGCCGGGAGGTAAATCCTCAACTGAAATAATTTCCGGCTCACTAATAAAGAATCGCCAGTCGCCCATGCCAAGTGAGGGATTTTTACGGAAACGCTTTTTTCTATCTGCCAACAAGTCAGCACGAGAACACTTCGCCTCTATCAGGCATGATGCTGAATTTCTGAATCCCATAGCATCTGGCTGTTCTCCGGTACTGGTTACAGCAACAAAGCGGTCATGAAAGCAAACCTTGAACCCGTTGCGCTTAAGGAACTTGTACGCAATCTGACAGAGTTCGTGGTGTGTTAACGCCATATCACTCTCCTTTGATGCGAATGCCTGTTGCAATGCTGTTTATGATGCTGTCAGTGCATGGGGTAGAAAGCTGGGCATCTCCAGCAATTTTCATGACCTCAACATCTGCATATCGAATACCGAGGTGTATCAGACCGGCTATGCCTGACTTAAGCCGAGCATTTTCCATAAATAGAACTTTTGCCCGCTGTTTTTCTGCTTCAAGCTCAACGCGCAGCTTCCCTACCGTTAGCGCAATATCCTCGTTCTCCTGATCGCGGCTTTTGATGTATTGCAGGTTTCTTTCCTGTTCATCCAGCAGTGCCAGCACGGTAGCCGGGTTAGCCTCTGCTATGAATTCAGCGTTTGCATAAGCCTGAGCATCTGATTCAATCAGGCAGTTAACATGACATTCCGCAATCACGCCACCGGGTTCTCCTTTCCATTTTTGGCAAACAAAAACTCCTGTTAAATTGCCGTGCTGGTTAACAGATGTATGCCCTACGATGTAGCTTCCTTTAGTTGCTTTCTCTGCCTTTTCACGCAGTGCCTGATAGTTAATTTGGGTCACTCTTCATCCTCCAAGTCGGCAACGGCGTCCATCACATCAGAACCGCGAATAACCTCAAAAGCACGGCAGGCCATTTGAAATACCAGTTGCTCTTGCGGATGCGGTGATTCCCAATATTTGAATCCAGGGCGATGCGCGTACCCCATCATTGAATAAAAATCACCAGCAAGCTTAATCGCGGCATCAACAAGCTCTCTGTTAGTCATTCTTTTTCCGCTCACTGGTTGCCTCCTTTGCGAATCTGTTCCGCCCATTCTTCTAGGGATTTCTCCGCATATTCACCGGACAGGCCATCAATCGGGTGTGGTTCATTAGCCAACTCTTCTTTCGCTGACAGAATCATGCGTGTAACGTCGAAAACTTCACGTAAAGACTTATTGATAAATCCGTGATTGAAAGCAGCAGCAAGACGGCTTGCGGTATAGTTAATCCCCTCGTTGCGTGCTTCCGCACGAATTTCAGCCAGGAAAGCATCGGTGGCTGGAGTTTCGCTGTGGTGTAGGGCATCGTTGATAATCATTGCAGCAACACCAGCCTGCCCTGCATCCGTGACCGACACATGCTCAAGAGTTACGGCCATTGCGTGTTTCAGCCCCGCATTCTCCGCCGCCAGCGCCGAAAACTTCTCGTGTGCCAACTTAACAGCTGCATCAGCCTGCTTAATTGACTCAATCGCTTTCTGTTGGTCTTCGGACAGAGCCAAAATCTTGGCCTCCGCTTCAGCAAATTTACGCACCAGATATTCAGCATTTGTTTCATTCACTTTCAGATCTCGTGGTACACATTTCCCGCGAAGAAACCCTTCCATTTCGAAAACATTCATGCGCATGTGCGTAACTCCGATAACTCGTTAAAGCGCTCCATAAACATCCCGTAGGCATGGCTCGGAGCCAGTGGAATAACTTTGAACATTTCTGTTGCCGGGATACCTTCCAGTACTGGCCAGAAAGAGCCATCATCAAGCCCGAGATCGCGGCGTTCGGTTGCCAGCATGATGAGATCGGCATATTTCACAGGCGTGCTCATAACCGGGGGTAACCCGTATTTCTCACGGATTACGGCGTCTATTTTTTCTTCCATCCGTTTATAGTCAGGAAGAAGGCGTTTCAGTGGAGCGGGAATATCCTGGCAATACGCTTCTGTTGCATCATGCATTAACGCTTCAAAAGCAAATTCCTGCGGCACCAGCTGGCTGCAAAGCACCGCATGTTGGGCGACACTGTAGAAGTGAGAAAGATGACCGGCAAAGCGGCAGATATTTGAAAGGGAAACCGCGATATCGTTAATCACGATGTCGTCTTTATTTATCTTGTCATAATAAAAATGCTTCCCGGAAAAAGTTTTAATAAATGACATTTTGTTCTCCACGCATATGCGCTGCACCGCGCTGAGTTTGGGTAAAAGGAAGCCATCACCATCCGGTGATTATTGAGTTAATTACGTTTCCATAAATGCCCCCGCAGGGGCATTTGCAGTAATGAAATCAGGCGGTGAAAGTACCAATAAAGGTTTCTACTTTGCTGTCTTTGAATTTCTCAACAAGCAGATCACGAAATTCGTTAGCCATATCTTCCTGCACCGCTTCCAGCTGAATAATGCGCAGAACCAGTACAGGACGATCGCCAGTGATAATGCTGAGGCGTAATTTAAACGGACGTTCTTTCAGACCTTCAAACGGAACGCATTTAAATTCAAATGCCACAGGCATAATGTCTTTGGTCTTCGCTTCGACAGACTCCATCAGGGAGCGTTTGCCGCTGAAGTCATTATCTTCAAAATCAGCGGTCTGGTTTGCTTCAATCGTGATTTTACGGACAGCCGCAGCCGCTTTTGTTGCCTGAATGGCGTCACCATTAGCATCAAAGCCCACAAGGTAGTCGGCCCAGTCTTCAATCCATTCTGCCAGTGACTTCTGGGAGTTACGCTCGCCATTAACAGACAACAGAGCAGAAAACGGTGCTGTCTTTTTTAGTTTGAGAGTGGCGGTGTTATCTGCGTGACCTGGTTCATCAATAGTACCCAGGTTAAGCACACTGACGGCACGCATATTATCGGCATCGATAAAGCAGCGGGTGCCTTCATCTGCAAGATCTTTAGAATAACGGGTAAAGTCATCGATGCTGGCAGTGGAAAGCGCACCACGGAAACGGAAGCGATTTAAATTAAATTTTTCCAGATCATGAATGCGGAAATTCTCAGGCAATGCCACAGCATCGGCACCAATCTTACTGATAATTTCATTAACACCCTGAGCAGAAATAAGGGCATGGATTTGATTAATTGCGGTTGCGTCTAAGTTCTGAGACATAATAAGTCCTCACTATATAAAGATATTCAGTGATGAGATAAATAATCAGTTAATTAAGAACGATATTAATGACCTGCTGCGCGTAGTTTTCCGTCAGGTTCACCGGCAAGAGTCAGTAATTGTCCCTGGTCTTCCTGCAGAATAGTCAGGCGACCACCGCGATTGACATACATCGGTGTTTCGGTGGTGTCTTCTTCGGAAATTTTCCCGCGGTTAGTCGGGCGAACATATGAGAGTTTGTGTTTGATTTTCACACGGTTCTCATCAAACGGTTCGATTTCCAGGTTGAGCGAGACCTTACCTTTGGTTTTCGTGTTCATCACACCGGAAGCGACTTCACTGAGAACTGCGCCGATTTTTGTTTCAAATACGCCGCCGTCCAGCTCCCCGATAAATGCCTGCACATCAGTACTGCGTTCGCTAGCCAT